CCACGTCCCAGTCCGGTATGATCCGGTCCGCAACTTCAATCCCGTCCTTTTCGATGAGCCATTCCCGCAGCCGGGCGAACATCCTGCCGATCCGCCCCAGGTTGTGGTCGTAGAACTCGAAGCTGACCGGCTCCCCGTCCTCCTCGAACTTGAGATCCGCCAGCCCCTTGACCGCCGGCGGCACCGCCCCCAGGAACCCGACGTGCCGTAGCCGGCCGTCAGGATAGAAGGCGGCCGATCTCTTCTTGAACCGGCCGGCCTTCACCAGCTCCTCGAACTCCGGCACCACTTCGCCGGCTCGGGCAAAGAGCCGCTTCACCCCATCGACCGCCTCGCTTTTCAGCTCCTTGATCCAGCCGAACGCCGGGGCGTCGGCCTTGGGATGGCCGACCACGATGGGCGGTTCATGCTTACCGGCGTCGAATGTCGCCACCGCTTTATCAATCATGGCGTCGCCGTCATGCTCCCGGCCGGCCGAATCGACCTGCCGCCCGCCTCTGAAAATCTCTATCCAGTCCTCAAAGCCCTTGAACTCAGCCATTGTCAGTTTCCTCCGATGATATGTTTCGCCAGGATCTCCCGGATCTCGTGCCAGTCCTCATCCTGCAGCACCATGAACGGCCGGGCCGGGATGTCCCCCCAAGGCAGCTTCACCTTCCTGGCGTGCCCCCGGACCGACGCCTCGCCGCCGCTCCGGGTGACGCGGGTATGCGGCCGCACCTGGACGGTGATGGTGCCGAAGCTGTGCTTCTTCGCTCCGAAGTGGTGCACGCCGGCGTACACCACGTTGGTGCCGATGCGGACGCTGTCCTTGCCCGGCTGGCTGGTGATCGAGTTCATCAGCCGGTTGGTGTCGCGCAGCGGCTGCCCCCGGCGCAGCTTCAGCCCCTTCCAGGGGACCGGCCGGCCGCGCCGGGCGAAGTTGGTCCGCACCGACTCCCGGCCGATGGCTCCGATCTTGCGCATGGCCGGCGTGGAGTTGGTCATCCGATCGGTGAGTTCCCCCAGCATCTTATTGACCTGCCCGCGATCGATTTTTAAAGTTATGCCGTCCACGACAGAAGCCCGTTTAAACCCCGTTTAAATTTTCCTGTATCGAGAGCAACCGACATCGCCCGTGGGTCGGGGCGCGCTCTCCCGTTTTTGCAAATTTGGGCCGATTTTGGCCGTTTTCAGTTTTCATCCCGGTCGCCCCGTTTTTTTTCCTGCTCCTTGAGCAGTTCCGCCAGCCGCTTATCCTTGGTCAACTCCTTGAGCACCGCCGTTGCCAACTGGGCCGGATAGGCGGCCAGCCGCTCGGTCATGACCGCGCCCAGGTCGCCCCAGTAGTCCTTGCCCGGATTGGTGGCAAAGCCCGGATCAGGCAGCATCTGCCGGGCCGGCATTTTCTGGCCGGTCTCCGGGCTGATGGGCTCGATCAGCCGGTGGGTGATGTCCTTGTCCTGTACTTTCAACCCTCTGTTTTTCACCTGGCGCTCGGTCAAGGCGATCACCGAGCAGCGGCAGCGGTAGCCGTTGGGCGGATACCAGGTGTTCCACACCGGATGGTCCGCCGGCCACACCCTGCCGTTCATGGCCAGATGCGTCGGCCGGGTCCTGGAGTCGTTGATGGCGCTGTACATCCAGTAGGGCAAAACGTCCCGGTCCTCCGTCAACTGCTTGTAGCGCCCGACGTTGTAAGCGGTCTGGATGTTGGTCCGGAAGATGTTGTCCACCCGCCAGGCCCGCTTGCCCGTCCAGCCACGCCGCTCGAAGATGTCCCCGCATTCCCGTTTGAACTGATCAAAGGAGATGCCGTCATCGATGGCCCGCTCCATCGCCGTGAACACCGTGTTCAGCTCGTCGCCCTTGGCGATGCCGGATACGGCGAACGCCTTGACCTTGGCCTCGTCGGCCAGCTTGCGGAAAGCGGCCGGCGCCACCTGGACCTTGTCCTTCCAGAACCGCCGTGCCTCTTCCATGGGCAAGGGTTCAAGCGTCACGGTCATCGATCGCCGTCCTCCGGCCGTACATCTCCGCGTTGAATATGGCCCGCTCGGTCATGTCCCGCAGCCCCTCCATGTCCAGGTCCGGGAACAGGGCCAGCACCTTTTCCATGGCTTCGTCAAAAGAGGATGCCGCCCGTACCGCCGCCAGAATCTTCTCTTCATTGCCGCCCAGGTCCACCCCGGCCAGGGCCGCGTCCGCCAGCCCCTCCAGGGCCTGCTGTTCCGGGGTGAACGTCCTGCCGCGATCGCCCTCGCTGAACATCGGCGCCGCTCCCTGGGGCGGCTGGATCAGCTCCGCGCTTTTATCCGGCTTGGGATAACCGTAGGTGTCGTAGAAGTAATCCATTGCCACCGGCAACCCGAGTTCCCTGACCACGATCCGATCAACGTCGGCCCTGGCCTTGAGATCCTCCTTTTCCTCCGTGCGCAGGTCAACCCACGGATACAATCCGGCGCCGGCAAAGTTGAGATCAACCAGCCAGCGGACCAGGCTTGTATTCAGGCATTCGGCCAGCAGGTCGGCATCCGCCGTACGGATCTCGGAGCGCACCTCGTTGTGGGTCTCGGCCGCGGCATAGCTGCCGCTGCTGCCGATCTCCGTGGTCAGGGTCTGCCCGACCACCGCCTTGGAGATCTGCCGGTCCATGTAGTCGCAGAGCGCCTCGTGGGTAACGTTGCCGGACCGGGACGCTTCCAGCAGATCGACGGCCATGGACTCAGGGATCGTGACCCCGGTCTCCTGGCGGATGGCATCGATTGCCTCCAGCAGCATGTCCTTCTGTTCCTTGGTCGCCCCCGGCGGGTACTTGCCCACCGCCGTCGGCGAGCCCCATTTGTCCAGGAAGATCAGCCAGAACTTGATGCCATTCTTCTTGAACCACACCGGCCACCACAATCGCTGCCCCAGGCCCTTGCCGTACGGATTGTCGCTGGAGCCGTAGGTGAAGGTGATGAACTTGCGCTCCGGCACCGGCTCACCGGTAATCATGTTGCCCGGCGTCAGCAGCCGCAGTTCCCGTTCGGTGGTAAAGCAGAAGCGCCGCGGGTGCTTGGCGATCAGCTTCTTCGGCACCCACTTGCCGTCACTGCGCGCGCCCCACAGCACCTCGGCCACGTAAAAGCCGTACAGCACCGCCTGCATCAGCTCCTGGATGGCCTGGGTGAAGTTGCAGCCGTCCACCGCGGACCGGACAAAATCGGCGATCTCCTGGGCCTTCGCGCTGTCGTCCGCCGGGATCACCTCCCACTCCAGCCCGGCCACCGCCAGATAGCGGGTCTGCAGTACCGATCCGGCGTGGGCGTCCCGGTCCACCTCGTCGTACAGCTTGAGCCCCTTGCCTTTGCCCTCACTCAGGATCGTCGGGTCCGGGTTCTCCAGCCGCCCCAGGTAGCCCTGGAATATATCGATATCCTTGGTGGCGACCGCGATCTCGTCGCTAACCGGCTTTCTGGTTTGCTCGTCGCTCATTGCATGTACCTGTCAACTGCCATAGAGGCCCGCCGCCGGCCGGTGGACTGGTATTCGATCATCGTCGCCGGCGTCGCCGCCGCGTGCACCGCCAAGGCCAGCGCCCAGAAGCGGTCCGCGTGGCCGTTCTCGCTGCGTTCAGCAGTGAAGCGGATGTTGCCGGCCGCCGTGGTTTCCTTGGTCACCGCCCGCAGGTCCGCCCGGATCTCCTGGCGGTAGGGGATGCGGAGCCGCTTGTCTTCCATGTAGCCCCGCACCGGATAGGCCAATTCCTCCTTGACCCTGGGGGAGAAGGTCACCAGTTCGACCCGCTGTTCGCCGAACTGCTTCTGGGCATCGTCGCCCCAGCCGATGCCGAGCCCTGTATAATCGATGCAGGTCCGGTCCATCAGGGCCATGATTGGCCAGAGAATGGCCTCCTGATCCGGCTTGCTCATCTTGCGCAGTTCGATCAGCAGCCTCGTCTCCAGCACCCGGCCGACCTCCTCCAGCACCCACAGCACGGTCAGGTCTTTCTTGCGCCCGATGTCCAGACCGGCATACAGCCTCCCCGTCGGCCGTTCCCCGATGGTGCCGTTCCACTCCCACTGTTCGGCGGCGCCGTACTCGCTCCCGGCGATCAGGTCGTATTCGAGGAAGGCCGAGGCGTCGTCGGCCGGCACGCACATGTACTCCTGGAGGAACGACTCCTCGTCTGCGCAGCCGGAGCGGATGAAGTCGAAATAGGCCGCCTCGTCCATATCCAGGACCTCGTGGCCCTTGGGCAGCGACTGCTGCAGCTTCCAGAGAAAGCCTTGGTCCAGGGCATCCTGCAGGGTCACCCGGTGCAGGCTGATCTTTTTCGGATTGCCGTGCTCCCGGATCTCCCGGATCAACTGGTTGAAAAAGTTGTAGCTGCCCCGGTGCGTGGAGATGATCTCCATGCTGCCGCCCCAGGTAATGCCCGGATAGGCGATGGCCCACAGCTTGCGCGGGTCCGGATGCAGGGCGAACTCATCGAGGATGCGGCCGCCGCGCTTGCCGGCCTGGGCGTCCGGGTTGCTGCTCATGGAATGGATGCGCCGGCCCGAGGCAAAATGCAGCACGTAGGCGCTGATCTTGCGCTCCTCGTCGATGACCCGCTCGCCCAGGTCTTCGGCCGCCAGTTGCAGGACCTTGGCGAACATCTTGCAATCCTCGATGACCAGGCGGGCCTGCAGATCGTCACGGCTCGATATCCACTGGTCCCATCGCGCCCCTGCCTCGGCCGTCCGCTCCACCGCCGCGTAGGCCGTGGACCAGGATATGCCGATCTGGCGGGCCTTCTCCATCAGCTTCAACCGGGAGCGGTCAACGATCCAGTCCGCCTGGTACTTGAGGAACAGGCCGTCCGGATTGTCGGGCCTGATCTTCGCCGCGCCGGTTGTTGTGCGCCTATTCGCTGATGCCAAGGATGCTCCTCCGAATCTGAGCCACTGTGTCCGGCGACAGCCCGGCTTTTTTGACCTGCTGCTCAACCTCATCCGCGACCCTGGACGCCTTCTCCATCTTGTCCCATCTCTCCAGCAAAGCGCCCATCTTGGCCAGGGTGTCCATCATCGGCGCCGTCCGCTCCCTGGCGGACAGCGCCTCCAGGTGGGTCAACTGATCCTCGAAGAGATCCCGCAGCCGCTGGATGTTGGAGCGTTTCTGCAGCCGCGCCCGGTCCCATTCATCCAGGTCGGCCGAAGGCACTTTTGACTCCTCCTTCCACCTGGCCAGACTGGTCACCGACACATCCAGCCGGGCGGAAATATCGCTCAGGCTGTAGCCCTCTGCATAGAGCCGCTGCGCCTGGGGCTCCAGGTATGCGCGATCTCCCTTCTTAGCCACGG